GTATGTCAGATATTGCCGGTTCTATGTTAGCTTAAGGATAAAAAAACAATATGAACAATTATGAACAGAATCCATATGGTGAATTTCCTGAAAATATAAAATCTATTATTAGTTCTGCACAGATGAATAAAGCTGTTGTTACAAGAACTTGGGATTTATCTTTATTATATCTTCAGGGAAAACAAAATATTCGTTATGACAAAAGCTTGCAGCAATTCCTAGCTTTACGTTCTAATCCCGGTCGTAACAAGCTAATCATCAACATGATATTAAACATCTATCGTGCTGTTGTTGCTCGCTTATCTATGAATTATCCATCAGTATCTGTTCTTCCTGCATCAAACTCTGAGAGTGATATTCAAAAAGCTCAAGCATCAGAACAAGCACTCAAGTATGTATTCCATGCTGATAAACAAAAAGACAAACTAGAAAAAGCTATTGAGTGGCTTGTTGCTTGTGGCAACGTAGGTATACAAGAATATTATGATCCAGCAGATAAAAAAGTGCATATGAAAGTTGTTAGCCCATATGACTTATTCTTTGAAGCTGGTGCAGTTTCCTTTGAAGATTCCAGCTTTGTTGCTGTTCGTTCACTTGTAAGAACTGCTGACCTTGTAAAAGCTTACCCAGATAAAGCTGACGAGATTGAAGCTCAAAGCAAAACAGCAAAGCCTGCTGACCCTGCATCACTCAATACAGGTGCTGTAGGTGTTTATGATACAAACGATCCGTATATCTATGGTCGTTCAGAAATCTATGACATATATTGGAAAGACGGTAAGTACGCTATTGTTTGCGGTAACTCATATCTTTATAAAGGTGAGTTTGCTTCTTATCCATGTTTTCCAGTTCAACATATTACTTATGCCAAAGTTCCAGATAAACTTTGGGGCATGGGTATGATTGAAACAATCATCGACTTACAAAATCAATATAATAAAACTCGTAACGTCATGTTAGAGAATATTGAATTGATGAGCAATCCTAAGTGGTTGATTCCTAAAACTGCTGGTATTAACGCACAATCTATTCGCGGTACTCCCGGTGAAATTATATTTTATAACGCTGCTGGTGGTGCGCCTCAACAAGTTGCTGGTGCTCCAATTCCCGGTTATGTTATGGATCACTTAAGCAGAGTCCAATCAGAGATGATGGATGTTTCTGGTATTCATAGCACAACTCTAGGTCGCCGTGTTGTAGGTATTACAAGCGGTAAAGCTATTGATGCTCTTGCTAACCAAGATGCTTCTCAGCTAACTCAAACACAAGATTGTATGGAACGTGCAGTCCGAGATATGTTTGAAGCTGAACTTATGCTTATCAAAAAGTATTATACAGAACCTCAGTTCATCCGTATGTTTGATGACAAAGGTGGATTTATTTATAACAGTATTCAAGCAATTGATATTGTTGATGAACCAGAAGTTTGGATTGAAGCTGGCTCACTATTCCGTGATGAAACAGCAGATCGTGATCAAAAAGTTATGGATCTCATGCAAGCTGGTATTATTGATAAAGATACAGCAATTCGTGAACTCAGCTTCAAAACTGGTGGCGGATATATTATGGATCAAATTGCAAATCGCAATCACGCTCTTGAGATGCTTGAAGGTATTAAACAAGGTGCTCAAGTTGAAATCTTTGGTACAGACGATCTTTCAACTTTCAAAGATGTATTTGGCAAGTTCATGAGAACAAAAGATTTTTATATGTTATCTCCTGAAATTCAAGATTATATTCGTGATGTTTATGTGGCAGTTGGTTCTTATCAACCACCTGCTCCAACAGCAACTCCAGCAGAACAAAAAGTTGGTATGCGAGTATTCCCCAAAGCTCCTACTTTGGATAATCCTCAAGCACTAACAGCAGACCTAATTACAGCTTCTGCTCCTGCTCAAGCACAACAAGCAGCCAATATTGTTCAAGGTGCTGAGATGGCTGGACAAGCAAAACAAGTTATGCAAAAAGCTTCTACTCTAGCAAACATGGGTAAACAACCTCAAGATGAAGCAGTAATTAATAAAAGAGGGATGGGCTAAATATGACTACTGAAGAAATAGCAAATTTATTTGTTCAATATACTGATGAAGCAGACCAAACGTTTATGTCTCAAACAGATGTAGTTACGTTTTTAAATCTTGCTTACAATCAGTTTCGCTCAATAGTTTCTGAACAAGATAATTATTTTTATGCAAATATAGTTACACTTCCTCCAGTAACTGCTACACAACAATACGATTTAGCTTTGGGAACAAATCCAGTTCGTATTCTTGGTAATCCTGCTACGTTAACTAATCCAAAGATGTATCGTCTTATTCGTATAGGTCTTGATAACGGACAAGGTATTGGCTTATCAACTTATTACTTGATGCCTGCTCGTTCATCTGTAGATGTTAACGGCGATATCAATAGATATATGTTAAGAGGTTCAGTATTATTCTTCTCAAGTTTAACTCCTCTTTCAGTTAATATTGAATATCTTCCTTACCCATCAACACTATTTACGACAGCAAATATTCTAACAGGTGCTGGTGTATTCTTAGATGACTTGGATGCTTTCCATGACATAATTGCTTTGTTAGCTTATCGCCACTATGCAATTAAAGATTTTGCATCCAATCCAGTTTTGGAAGGACAACTACAAGATCGTGTTTCTGATCTAAAAGAATATCTATCAAGTGGTCGTTCGTTTACTGCCAGATCGTTTGTTGTTAACTCTGACGAAAAAGATTATCTATCTTATTAAGGATATTGAAATATGGCTGAAGTTAGACAAGAACAAAGTATTCTTCAAGATGGTATGACTCTAAACACTCCTATCAATAGAAGCGTTTGGATTCAAAACTTTTTTAGAAACCAAGCACAAAATTGGGAAACAAGAGATGGCTTTGGTGTTATAGCAGAAATTGGTTCTTCTATGACTGCCAAAGAAAGAACTGATTCAACTAGAGATAGCACAATTCAAACTGTTGATGCTGGTTTACAAACACTATTAGGTGCTTATTTAATTCATACTACGTTTGGTCATGACCAATTAGTTTCAGTATTTCTTTCAAGAGGAAACTTATCTGGTGATCCTTCACAAGTAAATAAATATATTAGTAACGATTATGATTATTTTTATTCAGTTGTTATTTATGACGTAACAACAAACAATCACTACGAACAAATTCTTTATACACATACTTCTGAATTTGAAACTCAATCAGCTTATTTTAATACACAAATAACTAATAACTCATATAATCATGGTTATTATGAAGCAAGAACTTCTGGTGCTAAAAAGTTTCACACAATTAAAGAAGCCAATAACGCAGAGAACGAAGTATGGTTTGCTGAATTTCAAGATAGAGTTTATTTTGGTTCAACTGATTTACCTACTTTCGTTTATGAGCCATCAATATTTAGAACACCAAGAGGTAAGTTTATTCACAATATTCTTCAACAATCTGAAGTAAACGATCAAGAATCAAATCCTTATTCAGAAGAATCTTTGGTATTTCCTCTTGCTCTTAAAGATGGTCAATTTACTGAAGCTTATACTTATATTCAACAAGCTCAAATTCCTAACTTTAATTCAGCAACATATATAGCAAACCGTATGGTCTATGCTGCTGGCAAAACTTTATACTTTTCAGATCCAAATCAACCAAACGCAATCATCGGTGAAGAAACTTATACGTTAGATTTAGAAGATGATATTGTTGCCATCAGAGCATGGAATAATAATATTATGGTATGGTCTACGTTTGAAACAGCCGTATATCAACCATCACTAAACTCTTCGTTGTTATCTGGCGGTACACACGTTATCTTATCTCATAAGATTGGTATTCTTAATAACGCTTGTTTCTGCACAACAGATGACGGTATTTATTGGGCTAACGGCGTAGGTATTTATTTTACAGGTAACTGTTTTGATAAACAAGAAGTTAGTACATCAATTGGTTTATTCTTTACAGATTATGCTGTAAATCCTTTAAATTATTATTATAGTCAAACAGGTGGTGTAAATCCAACTACTGTTGATGATAGCCCACAATATACTTATAAATTGTTTGAAGGCGATAATACTAAATTTGCACACATGGTATTTGACCCACAATATCGTCAAATAATCTTTTGTGTTCCTAAACTAAATCTAGCTTGGGTATTAAATAAAGGCTGGTATTTATGGAACTTTGAATCTTCAGTTAAGTATACAAGTTTAGATCCAGCAGTTGCTAGAGTTGGTGTAACAAATAATTTAGACCAACCAAGATTACTTGTTAGAGATGCTAACATATATGCAATAGCTGGTAAGAAAACTTATACTTCTTATGAACCATATTATGCTTCCAATACAAATATTCTTGATTACCATACTGCTACATATAATACTTCTTTTTCTGTTTGTGAGTGGAAAAGAGGTGGTGCTTTAGATAGAAATACAATTGGTACTTATTTAGAAGATTGGAAATATAGTGCTGGATACGTTAACTTAGAATCTTTTGTTCCTACATCTGGAAAAGAAGTAAGAATATTTTTTGATAAACTTATTCCAAAAAGAGGAAAGCTTTGGAGAGATACAGCAGCTATTCCAGAAATTGGTATTGATGAAAGAGTATTTTTATTACCTATTAGGTTTACTCCAAATTATCAAGATGGTACAGATTTATATACAAACATCTATACTTTTCAATTAGTGTTTAGAGTTGATTTTAATAACTGGGAAGTTATTTCAGATTCTTCTGGAAATATTCCAGCTATTCTTCCTACTGAAAGAGTTTATGCTAAACAAGGTTTTGGTATTTTATCTCCTACTGCATCAGAGCAAGTTACTGTAAGCGGAACTGGTGTCGTAACAATTAAATTCAATTGGGGTGCTGTAACAAATCCAACATGGAACGGTATGGCTGTTAACTGCCATAATAAAAACAATATAATTTATATTCCTGTAAGAGCCAGAAATACAAGCTCACTTACAAGACCAACAAATACAGTTGTTTATAAAGTTGATAGCTTTACAACAGATATGATTTTAGGTGGTCATATTGAAACAATAAACGGATATAGAGCTATTATTTGGCAAAACGGCTGGGTTCAATATAATACTGAAGAACAAGATTCTCAGTATGTAGATTGGGTTTTTAAATCTGCTCAGTTTGGTATTGACGATCAACCACAAATTAAAGCTAGAGGAACTTACGCAACTTTAACAAGTCGTGGTTCTGCTACAAATCCTTTAAACCCACCTACAGTTACTTTTCCATATGGTTTATATAATTCTATAGCTGGTTCAGATTATAAAGATTATGTTTCACAAGTTATTGATG